AATATTATAGTCAAGCAATTTCTTTTTTATGGCAGAAACCCTAGATTGCCTCTCCCCACGATTTTCCTAAATCGCAATCAACTTTACTTGGAACAGATAATTCAATTGCATTTTCCATTGTAGAAATAATTTTATTTTTTATTTCTTCCGACCCATCAAAACTTAAAGTTAGTTCATCATGAATTTGTATCAATGGTGTTAAACCTTCATTATATAAATTAATCATTGCTTGCTTTGTTTGATCCGCAGCAGATCCTTGTATTAATCTGTTTAAAGCTTTATATGTTCCTGCTCTTTTTAAATGATGATGTTTACCATATTTTAATTTAGCTTGATCTAAAGGTAATGCTTTAAATACCCCAAAGGTAGTTGGTTCCCATAATTCAAATCGACATTTTCTTCCTTTAAGTGTTGAGACATATCCCTCGCTATTAGCATACGTGGAAACTCTTGTTGCTAAATCTTTAATAAAAGGTACTTTATTATTGTATTGAGATAAAATTTCTTTTGCAATTTCTACTTTTACTTGGAGCTCATTAGATAATTTATTAACTCCCATTCCATAAAATAATCCTAAATTAATTGTTTTAGCTTGATCTCTTTCAATGTCAGCAATTTCCGATACAATATTATGAAAATCAGCATTAAAATTTTTTTGATATTCATCTACAATTGTTTGCGCCCCTTCACATTCAAGTTTAAAAGCATAATGAGACGCGATCCGTGGTTCTTGTTGGGAATAATCAAAACTTCCCCAGGTTTCTCCTTCTTCAGGTAAAAATAATCCTCTAATTTGTTTTTTAATTTCTTTATTTCTAGCAGGTAATTGTTGTAAATTTGGATTTGAATAACTTAATCGTCCAGAAACTGTTCCCGCTTCGCCGTCACGCATTTGATGAATACTTGCATGAATTCTACCTGTTTCCCCGTGTTTTAAAATTGTATCAATAAAAGTAGATTGAACTTTATTATACTCTCTAGCACTTTGTATTTTTTGAGCAATAGGGTGAGAATGATGTAATAAAAAATCTTTAGTAAAACTTGGAGCATTTGTTTTTTCTGTGCGTGGATATTTTATTTTAAGTTTATCAAAAACTTTTGCCACGCTTGCTGCAGCCCAAACATCAACTGCAATCCCCGTGTCTGCCAATATATTATCCAATATCTTCTTCTCTGTATTCTTAAAAGTTTTTTTATAACGTCTTGCTTTTTCAACATCTACTTTTACCCCTTTTTTAATCATATTAAATATAACAGGAATTAATTCCATCTCCAACTTGTAAACAGTTGTTAAACTTTCTTTTTCTATAATAGGCCTCATGTGTTGAAATAAACGTAAAGTTAAATCAGCATCTTGTTCAGCATATGTCCCAACAAAAATAGCAGGTAATTTATACATTTCATTTTTTGGGTTTACTCCAAATTCAATAGCTGCTTGCTTTAATAAATTTTCATTTTTATATTCATTCAACATATCTTTTCCCACAGCATTTAAAGCATAAGAAAATTTATTTTCATTAATAATGGGAGCCATAATCATTGTGTCTACAATAGGTCCTTTAACTTCTATTCCCTCTGCATGAAGCCAACCTAAATCATAAATAGCATTGTGAGCTACTTTAATAGCATCTGTTTGCATTAATTTTTTAAACCAATTAAGAACTCTTTTTCTATCCCAATTAAAACCATTTTCATGACGAATAGGGTAGTAACCTTTCCATCCTTCTACCGCTACTGCTATACCTATTATGTGACCATTTTTAGTAGTCCATCCTGGCCCTGTTGATTTTAATTCTGGATCATAAGTTTCTAAATCAAAAGAAATAACTTTTGCATCAAAAATATTAGGTAACTCATGAGGAGGAATCCACTCTGATTGAGTAAAACCAAAATTATTTTGCATCTTTTAATTCACTTTCAATTTCCCCTGCAATTGCACTATAGGCAGCAAGATCTACATAACTATCTTTTTTATGTGCATGTTTTAATCGAGCAATTTTAACAAGACCCATACATATAGCAACATCATGAGGTGTAATTTCTTTATCTAAATATACACTCCATAACTTAGCAATATTTTGATGATTTGTTAATTTATTACCATAATCATTTTTTCTATTACCTTCTATTAATTTACTAGCTTCTTCTAAAATTTCTTTAGATTTCATCTTCCACCATATTATTACTGTACATTCTGTATCCTTCCTGTTTTTGTGCTTCAACAACATACAAATTTTCTTTTGCTCTTGTTACAGCTACATAAAAAACACGATGCTCATCATCTGGGTCTTTTGTGTATGATTTATAAACTATTCTTCCTAAATCTAAAAGAACTACTACATTATCACATTCACCTCCTTTAGCTTGATGAATAGTTGATACTCTTATTCTTGGTTCACCTTTAATATTTTCCCCTAATTCTTCTAATCTTCTTAAATAAACAATGTCAAAATCAGATACATTATCAAAAATATCGTACCAATTTCCATCAGAAAGAAGCCCATGATTATTTTTAAGATCTTGAAAAGTAAATAAAGATTCTTGTGTTTCTTTTTTAAAAGTTTTTCCCCCCCTCTTTATTCCTCTACCACTGTGATTTGTTTCTGTTTTAATTTTTGCATATAAATTTTTAACATCTTGTAAAGCTGCTGTTTCCCCTTTTTTTAATCGTTGCCATGTTTCAATAGCATCTAAAGTAGAAATAGGAACAGGTCGGTGATCCCCTCTTCCATACCAATACCCTATATCTTTTAAAAAATCTTCAATCATTTCATTTCTAATTTTTTTAGTTCTTCCTAAAATTAACCAATTACCTTTAGATAAATCTATATGTTTTAAATGAGCAACCCTTATTACTTTCCCCTCAGTATTTTTTGGTTTCCAAATTTTAGACCTTCTATTTCTAATGTGAGATATAATAAAATTAGATAATCTATAAATTTTTTTTGGACAACGATAAGATTGATCTAAAACTTTTACATTACCTTTTAAATTTATAAAACGATCTACATCTGCTCCTGACCACCTAAAAATAGCCTGGTCATCATCACCAGCTATGTATGTCTCTTTACTATTTTTAATTAACTTATCTACCATGTTGTATTGAATAGGTGGCATATCTTGTGCTTCATCAATAAAAAGCACATCAAAGTGTGTTAAAAATGTGTCATTAGTGTAATCAATAATCATATCAGTAAAATCAAACAGTTTATTCTCTTTTTTGTACTCTAAAATACACCTATTTAAATAATCTAATTTTGCCCAATTAATCGTGTGATCCCCTTTATTCCATGCATCTCTTAAAGAAATGTTTTTTAACCGAGATAAATTAATTAAATTTATATATGCATGATTAGAATTAGAATAAATAGAATCATCGTTAGTATCAAAAACTAAATCAAAACCAATATTTTTAGAAAGTTCTTTCCAGTGTTTACTTTTCATTAAGCTACTTTCCTCTCTTGGAAGATTTCTTAATGCAAAACTATGCAAGGTTCTAAAATGAACTAAGTCATCTTTACTTGCTTGAAATTTTTCCCGCGCTCTGTCCCGCGCTTCGTAAGCAGCTTTTTTGGAAAATGAAAAAAACCCTATCTTGTTCCAAGTAATTCCTTGTTCTTTTTTTTGCTGGCAAATATTTAAAAGAGTGGTTGTTTTTCCCGTGCCAGGGGGTCCTAAAATAATATTGATCAAAACGGTATTTCCTCATCACTATCTCCTCCTAAAACTTTAGTTTCTGGTAAAACTTTATCCTTACTTTTTAATGAAGAAGGAGTCGTTATTTCTTCTTCAGATTTTTCAAAAGCAGGTATGACCCATGCTCGTGTTTGTACTTTTCTCACAGATACAATTATACTCGTCCCGCCGATTTCTTTTAATCTTTGAACAATCCATACTCGTTGAACTTTAAAATTTTTACTACTTTCTAACCATTTAGAAAGATCAACTAACCGTAAGTAAGTAGGAGTAGATTTAAATTCTTTTTTATCTTTTATAAAAGTTTTTATATTATCATAATCAGTAAAAGATTTTTGCATTTCAAGCTCATCCATTTTAAAAGCTTCTCCTCTGCCTAAACAAAATTCTTTTAAATAATCTAAAAATTCCCCTACTTTAGATACATCTGCCGGGACTTCATCTATTTTTATATTTTCAAATAACATAGCCACTATTTCTTCCCAATCATCGGCTTTAACTTTAGGAACATAAATTTTTAATTGTTCTCCTACCATTTTTCTAAACAATGCATGAGCATATAAAACACCTAAATCATTAAACTCTACTCTTTTATCACCTACATTTAAAAACCAAATAGGAGGAATACTATCTAAAACTGATAACTCACTATAGGTTGGATGATCCGCCGTTGAATGACCAATCCCATGTTTTCTTAATTTACATAAAGATTTTTGACAAACAGAAGAAATAGGAGGTTCTTTACAACGATAAAAATATTTAAAATCGCCATCTGGTTTTTTCTTCCCAATTTGTTTTTGTAATGTAGTTACTTCAATAGCATTTAGAGGAGGGTCCATATACTTCCTATTATAGGCCTCAAGTAAATCTTCCCAATCATCAGGATTAGCTTTACGATAAAAAACTCCAATATTAAGTAATCCATTATTTCTTGTTCCTTCAGGAAAACCTTGTGTAGTTAATACTTGTAAACAAGGCGGACCATCCTTTATGACTTCTTGTTCTACCTTAATTGCTATTTTGCTAATATCATTACAAACATATTTGTCATATAAGTCAAAGAACTCGTCAAGAGAAGCACCCTCTCCATTATCAAGATACGCCCAACGCGTTTCGCCATGATAAGGAAGATTCAACCATGAACCTGAATCTTTTTCATTGGCTAGTTCTGTTTGTTTAGGGAAAACTTCTGTATGTGCATATCCGATGTAAGAAGCAATCTCTTTAAGTTTTTGTTGAAAAATAGTTGCTGACTGTGGATTTTTGGAAAAAAGAAAAATATGTGCACCAAAAGATTTGGATGAACACATTATTAATGGTAATTTATATTCTCGTATTTTGGATAATATTTTTTTATGATCTAATGGGTACTCGTCAATATCAATACATCCCCAAGTACAAGTCGCATCGTCACGAATGGGAACAATCCCTAAAGCAGGCATCTTTCCATCAAGATGATCTTGATACATTTGTAAAGTAGGTGGTTCGTGTTTTGTGAACATTTTACCATCTCGTTTTCCATTAAGTTTAGTTTCTGAATAACGATATTCACCATGAGCTCTTTCAAGACCTTTAAATATATTTTTAAATTTTTCTACTTTCATACATATAAATAATAAGTAGAGGGCGAACTATAAAAAAATCATTCGCCCTCTATTAAAAAAAGAATTAAGATCCTAAAACACCACTATCCGCATTTGGCGTGATGTCCTTCATATCTTTTTCTTCATTATCATTTAATGCTTCTGGTGCTGGATCAACAGATCCAGAACTAACAAGCTCATGAAAATGTTTAGCTTCCTCCACAATTTGAGTTGGAGATTTTAAATCATTAACTGATTTATCTAGTGTTATTTTCCAACCCCACCAGTCATTCTTTTTATTTGCTTCTTGTACACCTTCCATTTTGTATACATTCGCAAACATAGGTAATGTTACTAATGACCCATTTGCATTTGGAATTTTTTGATTCATCATCATAGTATTCCAATAACGGGATTTTTTGTATTGAGTTTTCTGCATAATAATTTGACATCTTTCGTAGCTGCCATCATCATTTAATCGTAAAACAAAATACTCAGCCGTTCTTACAATGTAAGTAGGGCTTACTGCACCATTAATCATATAATGGTCTTCGCCGTCCGCCCCACGCGTTAATGGTGGACAATCTTCAGGCTTATAAATTTTTACGGGTGCCCCTGTTCCCTCACCAAGTGGGGACCATTCAACACATCGTACTCTAAATGCACAAGGCACTACTTGAATAGATTTGTAAAAATCTTTTGTAACAGAGTTAAATATATCTCCTTGATCAAGTCCTTCTACAAACTTGGCATTAGATTTTTTTACCTCTGGGGTTTGAGAACTAGCAATTTTTAAAAATGGAATTGCCATTTCTTGTGCATTAACATTTTCAAAACCAACACCAGCGTGGCTTGAAAAGTCAATGACTTTAGTCGATACATCGCTTTTCTTTTTTTTCGCTACATCATTCATCGTTATTTTCCTCGTTTAATTTTTACTTTGTACCCCATAAACACACCAAATGTTTCTGTAGGTACGTCTTTGCCCGTTTTTATTTGTTCACCTAAAAAGGCATTCAAGGTCATGGGCTCGACCTTGCGCTTCTGGTCAGGAACTAAACCATTTTGCTCAAGATCATCTATTAATCTAGAAGCACTTTCGTTTTCTCCCTTTCCAAACCTTACTGACACAATATTTTTTATTAAATCTCCATGACCATTTTCTTCAAGCCATCCAAAAGCCTCAGCTTCTTTATCTCTAGAGATAGAGCCTTTATAAAATTCTTTATAGCTAACTGCATCTCCATTGGTCAGTTTAATTTCTTTAACACCGCGTGACTCCATCAATTGAACAATTGAATCATTCATTTGCATGAGTTCTGCTTTTTTTCTTTTAACTTGATCCTCTAAAGCGAATATGTCGCTTTCAATTTTTAAAAATCTATTAGATGCTTCAGACACATCTTTTACTTCTGAAATATCAACTGATTTTTTTTCTTCTTCAGGTAAATAATTTGTAAAATCAACTTTCTCTGTCATAGTTATTCCTTTCATTTAAGTCTATCTGTATAGGATAATATGTATATGTTCGGCGATCGTATTTTAAAACTTTATATTTACCTAGATTATTATTAGCTGCAACAGAGCATGCTAACCCAATCATAGATGGATCACCTATTAATAATAAATAATCATTGTCACAAAAATCTTTTAAAATTATTTTTGCTTTACGGATTGCTGGTCCAGGCGACAACATTATCTGTTTTCCTTCCTCAAACATGGGAACTAATTCCCCAAATTTTTGAGCAGAGATAACATTAAATTTAGATACCTCTTGGATAACGTACACTTTTCCTTTGTTTTCTATGTCTTTCATCTTTCTAAGGTATTCTATATTATTTTTATTTTAATAATACAATAAAAATGTTAAGAAAAGTTAAGTTTAAGAATTTAAGAAAGTATGGATAAATATAATTATAGTTTTAAAACAAAGCCTTACGATCATCAATTAGCAAGTATGGGGGCTATTCTTAATCATTTTAAGAAAGGTGAAAAAGAATTTGCTCTTCTCATGGAAATGGGTTGTGGAAAAACTAAGGTTTTAATTGATGCTTCCTCTTATCTTTATGACAATGGTTTTATATTTGGAATTCTTGTTATTTGTCCAAATGGTGTCAAAGGAACTTGGGTAAATGAAATTGAAACCCACATGGCGGATCATGTGGATCGTAATGTGGTAGTATGGACCGGGCAAAAAACAAAAAAACATGAGGAAGAATTAAATACTTTATTTATTACAGAACCTGCCAAAGTACATTTAAATATTTTAATTATGAATGTAGATGCATTTGCTACTGAACGTGGAAAAAAATTTGCGGATAGATTTCTGATGACACGCCAATCCCTTATGGCTGTTGATGAAAGCACGGTCATTAAAAACCCAAGCGCGCTTCGTACTAAAGCAATTACTAAATTAGGTATTTTAGCGCGTTACCGTGTTATTATGACAGGATCTCCTATTACAAATTCTCCTGAAGATTTGTATTCTCAATGTAATTTTTTAAATCATGAGTTATTAGGTTTTAGTTCAATATACACTTTTAGAGCTCGTCATTGTCAAATGCAACGATTATCTTTTGGTGGAAGATCTTTTAATAAAGTAACAGGATATAAAAACTTAAAAGAATTAAATTATAAATTACAAAAATTTTCTTATAGGGTGCTTAAAAAAGATGCTCTTGATTTACCTCCTCAAATATGGATGAAAAGAGTAGTACCCATGACAACCGAACAACTTGACGCATATATGCAAATGAAACGAACTGCATTAGTGCAGCTCAAGACAGAAACATTGACGACTACGTCAGTGCTCGCCCAGATGATAAGGCTACACCAAATTGTTTGTGGTCATATGGCAACCGATGATGGTAAAGTATTGTCATTGCCAAATAATCGTATCAAAGAATTACTGGCTATTCTAGAAGAGCATGGTGGTAAAGCGATTATCTGGGCGAATTATAGACATGATATTAAAGAAATCGAAAAAACATTACAAAAAAAATTTGGACCTAAATCAGTAGTAACATTTTATGGAGATACGCCTCAGAGTATAAGACAAGAACATATTACAAATTTTCAAGAAGATAGTGGTACTAAATATTTTATTGGCCAACCTATGACAGGTGGAAGAGGAATTACATTAACTGCAGCTCATTTATCTATTTTTTATTCAAACAATTATGATTTAGAGATTAGAGAACAAGCAGAGGCAAGAAATCATCGCATTGGGACTTCTTCTAAGGTTACTTACATTGATCTTATTTCTGAAGGAACTGTTGATGAAAAAATAATTTATGCATTACGAAACAAAATAAACTTAGCTACATCGGTGTTAGCTGAGGATATTCGTAAATGGTTAATATAAGGAGAAAAATATGATTGGTAAATTATCTTGGGGATTAAACCTTAAAAAAAATAAAATGAAAATAATAAAAGCAGACTATTTAGCTTGGCCTAAGTCAAGTCGACCACAACATATACAAGAAATAATTAGTTTTTATGAAGTGGGGAAAATTATAACGGTTCAAGAATTCTGCGAAAATTCAAGATACAATGAAGTAATGTGTACTATTATAACCATTGATTCCTTGAATGAAATACAAAACGTTATTAATGTATAATTAAAAAAGGAGGAATTATGATATTTTGGCATATTATTGCTATAGCTACAGTTTTTATTTTAGGTTATTTTTTTGGTCGTTGGACTATTAAAGATTATTATGAGGTTAAATATGAAGAACTTAAAGAAATGTATAAACATAAAGCAAGAGTACAATGATTTGTACTCATTGTAATGGTAATGGGCATTTACGATTGTATTTTGAAGCTGAAGAAAGCATTGAACAATGTTGGGTCTGTAATTCACAAGGACAGGTTAAGGAAAATAAACACTTCAGCCAAAGTTGGAAAGAAAGTCACGGCAGCCGTACACACTACTATGGGCCATTGCTTGATCCCCAACATTTCAAAAACTATAAAGTACACAAAGAAAAATAACAAAAAAAATAAGTGTTATTACTTGGGTAAGATAATTAAATGTGTAAGATATAGGGATGATTAAAGTTTGGTTATTAATTATGTTTTTGTCTATGCCTAATCAACCATCGGTTAAGTATAATGCTGCTGTTTATTCTACTGAAAATCAATGTATGGTAGCTCGTGATAATTATATGAAGATATATGAAAGTAAACCTGAATCTTATAAACGAGGATTGGTAACAGAAGCTTTCTGTCTTCCTTTTAATGCTTTCCCTATTCCTGGTTTAAATCAAACAGGTGCTTAAACTACTTCTCGTTTGTACCACAATTATAATTTGTGTTTCAATTTGGCGTTATTATTCTCCTTATCAAACTTTTATTCGAGAATGTATTTATAATGAGACAATGGAATGGGGGTTAAGTAAAGAATATTGCACTTGGATGTATAAAGAATTACTTAAAGAAAATTCTTGGTTAAAAGAATTTTTAAGTTAAACATTGTTTATTTTGAAAAAATTACTTATAATTCGCTGAAATTAAAAAAAGGCAAAGGTTATGTTATTACCTAATAGTCCTATACGAAAAATACATGAATGCCCTAAATGTGGTGATGTATCCTTAAAATTTTACGATCCTAATCATGATACTGTTATTTCTAAAGAAGATTGGCAACATATTTTAGTGGAGGGTAAAGAAGCTTTAGAAAAAATTCTAAAGCCTCTTAAAGAAGATCCTAAATTTTTTATTGATTAGTAACTCACACGAGGAAGAGGATTTTTAGATAATTCCTTCCACTTGTTGCTTTCTTCTTCCACAATTTTTTCTAACTGCATTGGTTTAGATAGCTTTGATGTTTTACAAAGTTTATCAAGCAACTTTCGTGTTTTTGCTGTGATCATTTGATTGTAGTGTGTTTGATTTTTCATTTTCTTTTTTCCTTATGTTAAAACATCTAATACATAAATGATCAGATGTGTCTTTTTTTTGTATCATCACTTGATGATGATACAAACGATTGCACCGAGTACATTCGTAAAATTTTTCGTAGGGGTAATTCATCATGGTAAATCTCTCATTATTTTTCCATTAGTAAATTTAATTTTTTGTTTTAATAATTTTTTTCTTTTTTTATTAATTATTTGATAAAAAATAAAATGATTTTTTCTATCATTTCTTCTCTCTTTAAAACATTTAATTAAATAATGTGTTATCATTCCATAAGCATCTGGAAAATTATCTATATAAATATTATGCATCTTTATGATAATTTTTAATGAGCTCATCAACTTTCCATTGATCGTAATCAAATTCTTTATTGTCTACATGATCTTTTAAAGCTGATATAAGTAACGAGCCACGCGAACCGTGTTTCGATGAAATTTTTCTAATGCAATCCTTAAACTTAATATCACTTCCAAAATTAAGTGGAAGCTGCACAGGTTTAGGTTTGTTAAGTCTTTCTAAAAGTTTTTTAAACATTATTTTCTCCTTTTCTTTCTATAGTATTTTATTACATTATATTCACTAAAGTGTCAATAATGGCTGATTTCTGGGCTATTTCCACTCCTTATTTTCTTCATAATTCATTTCTTCATCATACTTTACTAGGTCCAGGTACTTTTTAATAATGTTCCAATGTTGCTTGCTTGGATAAGAAAAATATTTTGTGTACCGAAACCAATGTTCAACTGTAGTGTAATCAATGCCTGTTACTTCACTTAATTTTTTTGCATTGGTTTGTGAACGAAGATAAGTAACAAATTCTTCTTGTGCCGGGAGACGCGGTCTATGGACCATTTCATCTTGTAATAATTCTTTTACCCTACCTGGATCCTTACTTAATATTTCCTTAAACACTTGTATGGATAAAGTTTCTTGTACTTTATGATTAGAAGATCTTGTCTTCTTCCCCATAACTAACCGAGCTGCATAACGTTCTGCATTCTCCGAAGAATCAATTGCTGTCGGTGTCCTCCACATTTTTCTTTTCTTCATCTAATGCCACAGCAACATCCAAAGGCTTATGAATGTTAACCCCTTTCTTTTTCCATTTTTCTTTTCGTCTTCTATATCCATCTAAATTTTTAACATCACCTCTCTGTCCATCCGTTGATGTAGGTGTTGGCCACATTTTCTTTTCTTCTTCTTGAACTTTTGTTCCAAGTGTATGACCTCTTGTCCCTCTTTCTACCGAGGGGGGAACACTATATCCATCTTTCCAATCTCGAGATCTTGGTGTTGGCCAATTTTTTCTTTTCTCTATTTCCCGGTGTTGAACAGCATCTTCTAAAGTATTTGTTAGAGGATTTCTACCTGTCTTCGCCATCGTTTCTGGAAGTCTCGGACAAGAATGACTTCTCGCCATCGGTGTCGGCCATGTAAGATTGGATGATGCTGAGTCCAATGTAATAGGGAACGGAGGGGACCAGGCTGTTTCCGAGACTTTTAAGTCTGT